CAGTACATGAACCTCGTTCTGCAAAACCTGTACTTGCACCGCGACCTGAAGGTGAACAGGCAGACTCAGAGTCTGGTGATTCAGGCCAACAGCAACGGCCCGTTCAATCTGGAGTCCGATTACAACCGGACTTATGACCTGTTCTATCTTCAGAACAATCTTCCGTACTTCCTATATCCGGTCACGATGAGTGACTACGATGCGGAGTTCAAAGACCCATCGATCAGTAACTATCCCTATGAGTACGCGACTGACTTGAGCGTGCAGGCGCAGACAGCCTCGGGAACGACGGGACAGATTTACATCTACCCGCAGTCGTCGGGGCAGATCACGCTGACGCATCGGTACATGGTCAGCCAGCCGGATATCACGAATCCGCAGACCAGTACCGTAGTTCCGTGGTTCGTCGATCAAGACTACTTGGTTAAAGCCGTGGCAGCTCGGCTCATGGAGATCACGGACGATGCGCGCCTGGACAGGTTCCGCGAGGACTGCGAATCGATGCTGCGCACGCACCTGATCATGGAGGGAGACGAGCAGCCCATCGTCCACTCTGTTCGGCTCGATCCACGACGCTTCCACACGAACCGCAGTCTCAAGCCTACCAAAGTCACGAACTAAGGTGATGCGTGCCTCTCAACAATTCACGCCCTGTCCGGTTCAGGCCCAAGGGCCTATCCGATGCCTACGATGCCACTGAGGCATTTGATGGGGCTTGTCGTTCTCTTCAGAACCTAGTTTTCGATCAGTCCAATCCTGAGATCGTCTCCTGCCGGCCTGGTGTCGTCGCGCTGACGACGTTCACGGGATTCACGACTCCCACGTTCGTCCCAGTCTTCATCTCGATTGGATCGATGATCTACGGGATGGTCACGACGGCCAGAAACCCAGGTTTTGATGAGCCGTTCGCATACAACACGCTGACCAACACGTTCGTTACGATCAGCGGCGTCACGAGTTCTAACACACCGGCCTCACTGTCAACTTCTGGGGCCTGGACCCCGCCGTCCATGACGGTGGTGGGAACCTCGATCCTGGTCGCTCACGTAGGGTTTTCCGGTACGGGGGCGAACTTCATCGGGGTGATTAACATATCGATCCCCTCGTCTCCCGCTTGGTCATCCTCTAATCTGGCAACGAACGCCCTTCCGTCGGTTCCTACGGTAGTCGCCAACCTCAACAATCGTGCCTACTACGCTTGCGGAAATATCGCGTACTTCAGTGACGTGCTGGTGCCACTGACTCGCACCAATGCGTCCCAGTCTCTAACCATCGGAGACCCGTCGCCCATCATTGCCATGAATGGACTGCCGGTGCAAACTACGTCGTCTGGTATTGTCCAGGCGCTGCTAGCATTCAAGTCCTTCCAGATTTGGCAGGTTACCGGAGACACCGCGACGAGCAATCTAGCCCTGAATTTTCTAAGCCTAAATGTCGGCACGAATTCGGCTCGTTCTATTGTTCAGACTCCCTACGGTGTCAACTTCGCAGGCATTGATGGCCCCTACATCGTGGACATGCTGGGAAACGTGAAGCCGCTCACGAAGGACTTCAAGGAAACCGAGCAAGACTTGCAGTACCCGTTCATTAGCATCACACAGCCGACCAGGGCGTCCGCTGGATACAGCGGCGGCATCTATCGGATCTGCATGGATACGCTGTCGAACGGTATTGCAGGAACCTACGAATACTGGTTTGACATCCAACGTCGTCGCTGGAATGGTCCGCATACTTGGCCGCAAGACTGTTGCGCTCAGATCGGTAACTACTTTGTCACCGCCCATCGAACCAAGGGGGCGACTCTGTACAAATCGGAGATCATCGCATCTCCGACATCTGTTTTTACAGATGCCGGAACTCCGATTTCGTTTTATTTGGAAAGCTCAACCTTCCCCAAAGATGGGACGATGAGCGAAAAACAGGTCATCGAGAGTACCATTGAGTTGTCCACGTCGGGGGCGGGACTTAGCTACCAGATCACCGCAACGAACGCCAGCAAGACGGTTCTATGTAGCGTTCCCGTCGTTGTCCCAACCAATACGTCTCTGTGGGGAACCCTTATTTGGGGAGCGGGAATGTGGGCTGCTGCTCAAAACATTCCAATCGTCTATAGCGTCAACTGGACAAATCCTCTGGTTTTTCAGAAGATGGCTCTTCAAGTCGCTGGAACTTCCCAGTCAAATGTATCCATCGGTAGTTTCTTTGCACGCTACCAGGACACCGGATACCTCAACATGGGATCTTAAATGGCTACTATTGTCAACCCGCTACCCAATACGCTGACCAATGGCACCACTGCGGATGCCAATCAGGTCATGGTGAACTTCAATCAGATCGTCAATAACGTCAATTCGAATGCGGTAGCCCTAACAGCAGCAAATTCCATTGTAGGAAACCAGTCAATTACCGGAACCCTTACGGTAAGCGGGACCATAACAGGTAATTTGACTGGAAACGTAACGGGAAATGTCACCGGAACTACTGGTGTTTTTTCTACGATAGGCGCTCCAGCCTCTACGTCTCTTGCAATACAGTCCAATGGAGTAAGTAATTTATTTCTTAGCATTGCTGGAAACATTGGTGTCGGCTCATCCCTAAGCTCACCGTCACCCTGGAACCCTGGACAAGCCATTGAGATGGGTTTTCTAGGAAATGCATTATGGGGATATCAGCAGGGAAATATTTATTTACTATCGAATGTATATTATAATTCAGGATTTTTGTACGCATCAACTGGACCGGCATGTTACTACAATGCGAGCGGTGGAGTTCATACATGGGGAAGTGCCCCAAGTGGGACGATAGGAACAACTGCCTCTCTAAATCCATATCTTTCATTGGATCAATACGGACGTTTGTACGGTCATGCCCTTCACAACAATGCACAGTCGCCAACCGGAACAACAAATCAATATATAGCCAGCGGCACCTACTCTCCGACCATCACGAACGGAACAAACACGACCGGTACATACACGAACTATTCTTCCAACTGGACCAGAGTCGGTAATGTAGTGACTGTTAGCTGCGCGATTGGTTTTAACGTCACAAGCAATGCAACGAATACGGTACTAAATGTTTCCATACCGCTAGCAAATTCTGGTAATTTCTCAGGAACAACTCAGGCGAACGGGTCCGGGTCCGCGGCCTTCATTGGATCTGTTGCCGGAACGGTTAATTCAAACAATGGGGCCCAGACTGTCGGATTCCAGTTCGTCAGCGCTGCGACCGGGGCAACTGTTGGATATTTCTCGTTCACCTACGTTACTTTCTAATGAGCGACAACAAGCCCCCATCGTCCACCGCCCTGCTTGTCTACCTCATTGGAAGGATCGAGGAACTTCACAAGAGTCATGATGACTTGAAGTCGATGGCCATATCGAATCGAGAGCACATCAAACAAAACAACCGCTGGCATATCGCTCTCATCTTTGGCAAGGTCATCGGCGCCATTATGGCAAATATCTGTGTAATACTTGGTGCGTGCTACATCGCACTCCATGAATCGAGGATATTTCAATGGATTTCGACAGCGCTTTCGTGGCTCTGATCGGTAACGAGGGTGGGCTTACCGACGATCCGGCAGACCCGGGTGGGCTGACGAAATACGGGATCAGCCAGCGCGCGTATCCCGCAGTGGATATCAGAAACCTGACGCTGGATGGCGCTAAGGCCATCTACCGTCAAGACTATTGGGGTCCGGCTGGCTGTGAACAAGTGCCGGATGCGATCAGGTTCGACCTGTTCGACATGGCGGTCAACAGTGGCGTCAAGACGGCCATCAAGACGCTCCAGAAGGCTGTTCTTGAGAATGAGGACGGGGTAATGGGTCCGGCTACGATGACAGCACTACAGGCCGCCGATCCGGTGAAACTCGAAGTCCGGTTTCAGGGCGCTAGGCTATTGCTCATCACGTCTCTAACGACCTGGGCGACTTTCGGTAAGGGTCTGGTTGAGCGGATCGCACACAACATGCTGAGGTTTTGAATGGACATCACTGGAATCGGTGCTGCGATCACGGCAGCCAAGGACATCGTCAATACCTTCTTCCCAAATAAGACGGAAGAGGAAAAGGCGCAGATGGCCGCCATGGTTCAGGCCATGCAGGCGCAGACGGACATCGACAAGGCTGAGGCTCAGTCTTCTGATCCCTTACAGCACTGGCGTGGCGGTCTGGGATGGACTTGCGTGATGGGTTACTTCTGGAACTTCGTCGGCCAGCCGCTGACGAATGCCATTTCTGCCGCCTTCGGCCATCCGTTGGCGCTGCCTTCTCTCGACATTGGACCGCTGGCAACGCTCACGCTCGGCATGCTCGGTCTCGGCGGCCTACACGTCGCTGAGCGCGTCAAGGGGGCGGCATGAACTCGTTCGCAAGGACCGAAGTCCTAATCCGTCGGGGTGATCCGCTGCCTGACTTTGAAGAGCACGGCGTCTCCCTATCCCATCACTTCGTCGGCAATGAGTACGCCAAGGTTTTCGAGGTTCCGGCCGGGAAGGTCATCGGTCAGCACGTCCACAAGTTCGGGCACCCAGCAATCCTGATGATCGGGATCGCGAGAGTTCATGTGAACGG